ACAGTATCTAAAACTTGTACAGCTAAAGCATCTGATTCTTTATATAAAATATCTATAGCTTTAACTTTTAAAATAGTTTGTAAGTTAGAAGGAAAACGATAATACACTGGTATTCTTAATTTTATATTATCTACGTTGTTTTCAAACCATGAAACTATGGTAGATTTATATGCATTATCCATATCACCTATTAAAGTGCTTTTTTCATTATCTGCTTTAGCACCAGCACCAAACTCACTATGTTGTTTAGGTACAAAAACAACTTGAGAAAAAGGAGCCATTAAAGAATACTCATTGTCTTCAAACTGAAATCTATAACTAAATCTTACAAACTTATCATCTAATAATGCTGCATCACCTTTCCAATTAGCGTCATAAAAAGGATTATCACCTATTCGTATTTCTACTGGAGTATTTGGTTGAGCAAATGTCATTGTTTTTGAAACAGTTATAACATATTGCCAAGCAGTAAGTGTTGCATAATTAGCACCGACACTAACTATAGTTGTTCCAGTAGGTATATTTGATTCTTGACCAGGTGTAGTACAAACAACAAAATCTCCTACTCGTGGTGGTGGATTAGTATGTGCGCTTGTAATAGTTATGGTTTTAGCAGCGTTATCTATTTTATTCGCTAGTACACTTATTTCTAAATAATTATCTACGTATGGATTAGATTTGTTTTGAGCTGTAATTCTTAAAAAATCTATTTCTTCTGAAGCATTTGTTATAGTAACATTTTTAGATAATATAACAGTTGTGGCATCTACAATACCTATTACTTTAACTAAATCTGTTATATCATTTACAGCATTAAAAGTAGTTCCTCTTTCATGATTTACTAATACATCTCCTATTTGTATATTGCTAGTATTACCAGTTATAACTATTGTATTATTATTATTTACAGCGCCATTTAAAGCTGTTCTATATTCTTGATATATTTTTATTTTATCCCAAGGATAAAATTTAGCTACAGATATTTGATCTTCACTCGTATAGTGACCACTATCGTTATAAGCTTTATCGACGTTTATTCTTCTAGGTTGATTTAAATTATCTGTAAAAAATAAAAGTTCTTGTACTAAATTAACTCCATGTATAGGAAATGATTGATTAAAATTTAAAAAATGACCAGACACCAATGTTGTTAAATTGTTAGCGTCTACATCATATCTATATATTCCCATATTGCTAGCGTTAGTAGCTCTAACACCTGCTGCATTATTATAGTCTGTTGCAAAAACATATATTAAATTTTTACTTTCATTAGTAACATAACCTATTATTTTACCATCTCGATAACCAACATCAAATAATTTTGTGTTACCTAAAACATTTTCAAATTCACCTACAGTATCGCTTTCAGATCTACTAATCTGTAAATTTATGGCTTCTCTATATTCACCATTAGGTATAATACGAGAGTCAAGATCTTGATTCATTTTACCTTTTAAAAAGGTATTTTTAATCTGTGCCATGTATTAATGTTTTATCCATTTAGATTTATTACGCATAACTTGTACGATCTCATCTAACTTAATATTAGATAATCTAATTTTAGCGTTACGTAAAGCTGCGTATCTTTGTTTTTTATATTGTGGTGCTATAGCTGCAGTAGCTGTTCTAGTAGACATTATACTATATAACAAATGTTGATACATAGCTTCTTCTGCAAGTTTAGGCACTTTAGTATCTAAATCATACGCGAGTCCATCAGAAATATATTCTAATATAATAAGTTTTTGATTTAAATCACTTGAGAAATTAAAAGTACCTCTCTTATAATCTATATTAAACCAACCGTTCATTTGCATGTTTACTGGATCACCACCATATCTTTGACCATACCAAGCAAATGGTCCACCAGGCTCTCCCCACCAATCATACATAAATAAATCTGGATTTGTATAATCATTAGGATATAAACCTGTTATATTACTTGGATTTGCTTTTTGCCATTTTTCGTTTATCTGTGGAGTACCTTCAATATTATCTCCAAAATTATCTTGTACTATTTCTCCATCAGCTGCTTGAACTGGTGCTTCCCATGGACTACTTGTTAATTGTGTGGGATATATAGTATGTTTTACACCATTGCCATCTACCCAAGATAATTTAACATAATTAACATAATCTTGCGGTATTGTTAATGAAAGGCTATCTGGTACTGTTAATTCTTGAGATTTTATACTTTTTAAAGTATCATAACTAAACTCTTGTAAACCTCGTTTAGCATGAAATATAACGTCAGTTCTATTAACTCTAGGTATTAATTTGTCTTGACCTACATATCCAACTATAAAATTATTTATTATTTCTCTTAATTTTATATATTCATAACCACCATAATTATTTTCAACAGCTCCTTCTTTTAATTGTACTTTTACATAAGTACCAATTCCTTGGCCACCTCCTAAAGTTATTCTACTTGTTGTTCTATAACCATCTTCTACATATGTTATTGTGTAAGCTGTTATATATTCAGTCCAGTTGCTTATACCGTTTGGACTAGTATATATTTTAAAGTTATTAAGTGTATAGTCAGGATCTGTAGGTGCATAACTCGTTGTGCTACCTAAAACTAATTTAGTGTTAAATGTAAAATCATATATAGTAGTAGCTGCTACTGAAGTATATAATATCTGCGCTCCGGCGTAATACTGAAAATTATTTTCACGGATTAATCCGCCATCTGGTTTAGGCATGTGTTATGAGTTTTGCGTTTGTTGTTCTTGTTGTTGTTCCATTTGTGCTACCTGTATAATGGTAGGATCATTTATTATTACTCCTGCATATGCTAGTATTTGTATTATAACATTTGTTTGTTCTGATACACTTAGATCAAAATCTACTGATGTAACAGAGTTATATAAATATTGACCAACATTACCAATAGTATAATTCCACTCTATGTCTACAGGTTTAGCAATATAAGATATAGTTACATTGGCTGCTTCAGTTGCGCTGACAAGAGTTTTAGGATATACAAATATCTTATCTTTCTCATATAAATATATTGGAAAATTACTTGTGGGTTGAGTTAGTGGAGATAATAATAACTGAGTTATTTCGTTTCTTTGAGCATACTGAGTAAGCTCTGCTTCTTTATAAAAAACAGAGCCTAATCTGTATATTACATCTGTACCGTCAGCTGTTAAAGTGTAATGTGCAGGTGGTCCTGCAACATAAGCAACGGTTCCAGTTCTTTGAAAATACTGTAACTGCTGTTCTATGTTTTCAACACGATTAGCATATTCAGTATCGTTTTGAGGCAATCTGTATTGTTGATTAAGTGCATCAAAATAACCTTGAAATATATTTAACTGCACCTGAGTACCAACTCTGTTGAACTCATCAGGTGTCATATATCCTCTTTGTTGTTGGTTAAGTATTAATAAAACTGTTTTGTATACAGTATCAACATTTATTGCCATTATAATCTATTTTTATTGTTAAATAAGCTTTTTAGCTACGCTTTTATAAACTTCTACTCCTTCATCAGTTTTAAACCAAGCTGCTAATGCTGCATATGGGTTTTCATCAAAAGGAACACTAAATAGTTTTCTTCTGTTTTTACCAACAGTAAAACTTCTTTGATCGTTAGCTAATTCTATTAAACCTTGTTCTACAGCTTTGATACCAAAGTTTCTTAACTGTACGTTTTCATCGTTAGCTAATTCAATAAATAATCTTGAGTTATCTCTAGCGAATTTTAACAAGTCTCTTTTTATTTCTTTTGAAGCCATTTTATTTACTTCAGAACCAATTTCAGTTCTTAATATTGCTTCTGCTTGATCTATCTCTAGTGTTTTAGCAATATTTAATGCTTCAATTTGATATTCTATTTCATCAACTTCATATTCTGCTTGCTGTACAGGTTTAAGCTCTCTATATCTTTTATCTCTATCAGGGTGATATAATGAAAGAAGTTTTTGTAAAGCTTGTTCTTCTTTAGGAACTGTCAATGAACCATCTGTAAACATAATATGGTTTAAAGTTACTTCACCTTTTTGTTCGTCTGTAAAACAAGAAGATTGATTTGTAGCATATCTTAATGCTCTTTGTGAGTTTTTATCTTTATCAAAATATAACAGAGGATATTTTTCTGTATGTCTTGATTTTATTGTATATGTTAAAGGGTTTTTGTCACCTCTTAAAACATATGTTCTATCTTTTATTTCCCAACCTTCTTCAGCTGAGTTTACTTTTACTTTTTTTGTCATGATATAATATAATTAAATAAGTTAAAAGGTATTGGGCGCCGAAGCGCCCTTACCTATATAAAAATTAAGCTGTAAATAATACAAAGTTATTTCTAGCTTGAACACATAGACATCTTTCAGATAAGAAGTTTACTTCCATTGCGTCTAATGTAGAACTAAATGCTCCACCAACAGAACCTGTTAGCCAAGATTTCATTCTTCTATCATCAGCTTGAGAAGCTCTATATCTCACATGTAAGAAAGGTCTTCTAATGTTTGTTCCAAGTAATTGATCGTATACTGTAGAAGTTCCAGCAGGTACTAATACACCATCGATGTTATCACCGTTAACAAAGTTAGCAGATCCACCTCTTAATGAAGCGTCGTTTAAGTATTTCCAAGAAGTTTTATAGAAGTCATATGAACCTCTTCTAAATCCAGAGAAACCTAAGTTAAGCGCCATCAATAGCTCCTTGACTATCTAGTAATTGTAATACAGAATCAAAATCCTGTAATGAACCAGCAAATCCAGAAAGTACGTTACCACCATTGTTGATAGCAGCAAATAAACCTTCAGTACCGATTTGTCCAGCACCAGCAGTTCCAGGGAAACTAGTAATTGCTGTACGTATAGCAGTTGCTTGTGCACCGTTAGCTAATTCACCTTCAATCATTGCCATTTCTAAATAATCTTCAAATCTTAATCTAGTTTCACCTTCAGCTTTTAGATACCATAAATATCCAGAAGTTCCGTCTTCAGCAGCTACTTCAACCCAGCCAATTTGTGCTGTATCAGATCCAGATACTGCGTATCTATCTCTAATAATAATTGGTTTGTTGCTAAATACAGATAATTGTGGCTCAACAGATTGACCTGTAGAGTTGTCTAATGTAGATCCTTTTCCAAATTCAGAACCATAAACAAACATTTTTAATCCAGTCATACCACCAGCTATGTTAGCACAGCAAAATTCTTACGGAGCTGGTGGTACATCTTACGGTGTATTTGAAAACTCTGAAGATATGGCGCTTAACTTAGTGTTTGCACCTGAATCAGAAACGATACATTTTACAGTAAATGAAGGATCATTTGGATCCATAACTACGATTGTTTGGTTTTTAAATACCGCGTTGTCTGCACCTACGATAGTTAATCTACTACCGTTGTTTGCACCTGAACCAGAACAAGATACATTATCATAAGAGATATGTAATCTGTTTTGCTCAGACCATACAACTTGGTCAGACATCATTGGCATTTCAGCACCAACCATTCTCAAGAAGCCTCCAATCGTTCTGTTTCCATAACGCTCTACCTCGGCTTCATAAATTTCAGGTAGATATTGTTGCGCGAAATCATTACCTCCACCGTCAGCAAAGTTTAAGTAGTTGTCTACTAAAGTTTGTTTTTTAGGCGATGGTATAAGACTTCCGAACTGAGGACTTAATACACCCATTTTAAATAGTTTTAATTGTTAAATTTACTTCGTTTTATTCTAAGTTTTGAACTATCTACTCCGTCAATAGCTTTAACCTTAAGACCACCAATAAAAATATCACCGCCAGCTGTCTCTCGAGTAGCTGTTGTAGGATTTTTTGAATTTTCCATTACAGTTTTAATTCCATCAGTTTTGCCTTGCTCATAAAAATGATTTACGATCTTGTCTATATTTTGAGCAGCGTACATAGCTTTGTGATAACCTTTCGTATCTTTAACATTGCCTTCATTGTCTAAGAACCTCTCGACGAAGTTGTTAATGTTTGATTGATTTTCTGCAATTGAGCTTGGATCTTTTATACCGTATCTAAACTTCTTTTCACCAACTTCGAAATCAAAACCTTTGAATTCATCAGTGAATAGTTTTTTAGTATCATTTACAAAAGTTTCATGCCTTTGCGTAGCTATTTCTTGTTCTTTGCTATAACGATTAAAAAAATCTAAAGCTTTTTGTTGTTCTTGATTAATACCAGGACGTAGTTTAATTTCATCATAGTATTGTTCTTTCAAGTCTTCTAAAAAATCTTTAGCTTCCGCTATAGCTTCTTTTTTAGCGAGTTGTTTTTTCTTGATGTCTCGCTGTTCATCAACATCATCATCATAACTAAAAGATTCTTCCATAATAAAAGAAACTTCTTCGTCATTTAAATGAGGTTTTGTTTGCTTATAATATTCTCTTAATAAAACATCATCGTTTACTTTTGAATAATCAGCATTTAATCTTACATAGTCTTCAACTGTACCACCAGTGTCTTCCATAAAAGTAACTAACTTTTCAATGTTTTCAGGTAATTGTCTACCTAATACTTGTTCATCTCTTTTAGCTTCTTTTACTTGTTGCTCTAGTTTTTTTACTTCAGGTTTGGATTCTTCGGTAACTTCGACAAGAGGCGAGTTGGACTTTTGTACTTCATCTGTATTGCTGACCCGTACTTCTCCGTCCACTTCTTTGCCAGTTTCGGGTTTGTCGCCCACAGGTACCTCCTTTGTTTCTCCGATTTGAATGGCATCGTCTTCTGGTTTTTTAGTTAAATCTACTTTAATATCTTCTTCAAGTTTAACATTAGGATCTTTACTTAAATCAACCTTTACAGGTTCGTTTTTCTTTTCGCTAAACTTTTTTACTTTTGGCTTTGATTTAATTTTCATATCTCCACCTTCTGATTTGACTTCTTTAGTCACCTCAGGCTTCTTTGTTTCTTTTTCTGACATAATAAAATATTATAAAATTGGTTATTGTTTTTGTTGGAAATTAGTAGGTAATAAATCAAATTTTCTTTGATCTATCATTTTACTCTGTTGAGTACCTTCTAACCTCGTTCTATTATCTTTACGATCTTCAATATATTTTTCTCGTTGTATCATTTGATCAACTTCCATCTCTTTTAATTGCTTATCATATTCAAATTGAACTTGCATTTCTTGTTGTTTAATTTGAGAAGCAACTTGCATACGTTGTATATCGAATTGACTTTTAGCTTTTTCGTAATTTAAATTTTGAGCAGATAAAGCCTCTTGTTTTTGTACTTCAGCCATAGCAGCTCTTTCAGCAGTTTGCGCATTAGCGTCTGCTTGCGCTTGAATATTCATTTGAGCTTGCTGTTGCTCCATAGCTTGACGTTTTTTACGTTTCTGCTTTAATAAATCATTAGCAAGTTTTAAATTATGAATCTGTCTTATATCTATAGCGTCTTCTAAATCTATACCACCTTGTTGAAGAGCCATTTGAATATTTTGTTCAAGCTGTGCTTTTTCTTCTTCTTCTGGTTCTAACTGTAAATATAAACCAAAATCATGTAAATTTAAGTTACCTATTTCTTGTAAAGTACCTACATTATAAGTAGATATAGAACTTTTAAGAGAATTTAAAGTTAAAGGATAACTTAATGAATCAGCTATTTTTAAAGATATATTT